GACTGGCGTGAGGATGAGGAACTTAGCACCGACGTTCCTGTATTCATAACGTTCGGCGTCAAGGTAAAAGGAGGTGATCCACTTGTTGTGGCGAGCGTTGTAGCTCCCGACTCCCCAGAGCGCCGGTACGGGGATGTGACGAAGATACCTAAAGGGTGCATAGTGAAAGTTATTGAGTATGACACTATCGAGGTGAACAAGTGAACAAGGGACTAAGAGAACAACCTAAGAGTAGGGTTTCCAATGACAGATACAGAGAAGAGTACGACAGAATCTTCGGTAATCGCAGCACTAGCCGACCAAGCGGCGGAAGAGAGGAAGCAAGAACTGGAGCGACAGGCGAGTCGCCAGCACTTGTTTCAACCCGGTCAAAGTGGCAATCCCGCTGGCAGAACGAAGGGATCAAAGAATAAGCACACGCTTCTCAAGGAAGCGGTAAAGCAGCAGGCGGAGGATCTTGTACTCCGCAAGTTCAAGAATGTCGTAGATACGACTGTCAAGCTGGCTGAAGAGGGCGACAGCACATGCTTGAAGATTCTCTGGGATCGCTTTGTACCTAAAGATGACGGTAACAAGAGCACCGGGGATAAGATGAAGGTTGAGATCAACATTGGCAGGCTTCAGAGAGTAGAAGACGCTGACGTTGATGCGATTGAGGCTGAGGTAGTCGAGGTGATAGAAGATGGCGAGCATTGATGTAGACTTACATGATGCCCAAGCCGAAATCTTCCTATCTGATGCGCGTTTCAAAGTAGTCGCCGCAGGCCGACGTTTCGGCAAGAGCTATCTCTCAGCCATTTGCTTGCTCATCGAGGGATTAAAGGATAAGACCCCGAAGGGAAGATCGCTGGCAGATAAGCGTGTCTTCTACGTGGCCCCTACGTTCGACCAAGGCAAGCGAATTATCTGGGATCTGCTGATGGATCTTGGGAAAGAGGTGATCGCTAGTGTCGTGCAGAACCAAGGCATCATCACCCTGACCAACGGAAGGCGGATCGAGATTAAGGGCGCGGATAGGCCCGAAACACTCCGAGGAGTTGGCTTGAGCTATCTCGTAATGGACGAGTATGCGTTCATGAAGCCGGAAGTCTGGGAACAGGTACTCAGACCTACACTGGCTGACGTAGAAGGCTCAGCCCTGTTCATAGGAACACCAGATGGAAAGAATCACTTTTATAAGCTCTTTATTGAAGCGCAGAAGGAAAGCGAGACAGAGTGGCAGGCGTTTAGCTTCAACTCTACTAACAACCCTACTCTGGCTACTAAAGAGATCGAAGCTGCTCGAAGAACTATGTCTTCGTCTAACTTCAAACAGGAGTTTGAGGCGAGCTTCAGTGCATCAGGCGGCACTATATTCAAGGAAGAGTACTTTAACTACTTGGACGAGCCTCCCGAAGAGGGACAGTGGTACGTTACTGTTGACCCAGCCGGGTTTAGCGGTATGGAGGGTAACACCCAATCTAATGCCGCTACATTGGATGAGTGCGCGATTGCCATAGTCAAGATAGGACGCTGGGGATGGTTCGTTGCTGATATCCTCCACGGGCGATGGGATGCACGAGTGACGGCTGCTAAGATACTCCGTGCAGCACAGAAGTACAATGCCATAGCGATAGGGATTGAGAATGGCTCTCTGAAGAATGCGATAATGCCATATCTGAACGACAGGATGATGCAGATAGGCTACTTCCCCAGCATTAAGGGGCTGTCGCACGGCAACCAGAAGAAGACAGAGCGTATTGTCTGGGCACTGGAAGGACGCTTCGAGCATGGCAAGATCTTCTTCAGGGACGACGCTGAGTACGTAGAACACTTGGAGTCGCAGCTACTGGACTTCCCTAACCCAATGTCACACGATGACTTGGTTGATGCCCTAGCCTATCAGGCACAGATGCCGATAGCTAATTATGGCTTCGACGATGACGAGGACGAATACCCTTGGACGGATTTGGAAATGGGTAGAAACCCAACTACAGGATACTGATATGCCCTTTAACAATCAAAATGCCGGAATTGAGCAGGCTCTTGCCCAGATTGGGCAACAGCAGCGTTCGGCCAATCCGTACTCTCCCTTCAAGGGGCAAGTACCTTCACAGCAGTTAAATCAGATTGGTCAGCAGCAGCAGGCGATGAGTCCTCCTCAGATGCAGCCCACAGCGATGGCACAGCAGCAGGTTCCTCAGCAGGCTCAGCCACTGGCTCAGTTGGGTCAGCCACAGCCAATAGGACGTATGGACAGGACACAGCGTATGGAAGAGCTGCGTAAGCGGCTGCGTAACCCTCAGTTCCTTGCTATGCTCCGTCAGCGTAGGGGTCTTGGTCTATGAAGTTACGCACACGACTCAATCTCAATAAGATCCTCTCAAGCGCCAATCTGGCGGAGAAGATGCACGAGGACGACCTTTGTAAGATTGGCAACTACTGCCATGACGGCTACGAGGTGGATCTTGGCTCCCGTGAGGGCTGGGAAGAGAATCTAGATGAGTGGATGGAGCTTGCGATGCAGGCTACAGAAGAGAAGACGTTCCCGTGGCCGGGTGCGGCTAACATCAAGTATCCTCTCATCACCACGGCTGCGATGCAGTTCTCTGCACGCGCCTATGCAGCTCTGCTGCCGGGTATGAATCTCGTGAAAGGCAGGGTCATCGGCGAAGATGAGACTGGCGAGAAGCACGAGACTGCTATCCGGGTCGGCAAGCACATGAGCTATCAGTTGCTGGAAGAGATGGAAGATTGGGAAGAGCAGATGGATCGTCTACTGTTCTCTCTGCCCATCGTCGGCTGTATGTTCAAGAAGTCGTACTTCGATGCCATCAAGGGACACAACGTCTCCGAGATGATCTATCCGAAGGAGCTAGTTGTCAATTACTTTGCCAAGTCGCTCGAAGACGCGGAAAGAATTTCCCATTCTCTGTACATGTCGGAGAATGATGTGTACGAAAGGCAGTCTGCGGGACTGTATCTCGACGTAGAGCTTGAGAAGAATCTGGATGAAGTGCAGGAAAGAGTCTCTGAGGAGATTACAGGGGTAGAGAAACCCCGCAAGCAGGATTGCACCCTGCCCTACAACATCATTGAGCAGCATACGTGGCTTGACCTTGACGGCGACGGCTATAAAGAGCCATACATCGTCACTTTTGACTACAACAGCAAGAATGTTCTACGCATTGTGGCTCGCTTCACTGAAAAGGACATCTCGTATACTGACACGCAGGACTTGCAGAGCATCAAAGCGATGCAGTACTTCACCAAGTTCTCCTTTATCCCGTCTCCTGATGGCTCGTTCTACGACATCGGCTTCGGGGTACTGCTTGGCCCAATCAATGACACTATCAACACGCTAATCAACCAGCTCATCGATGCTGGTACTCTGAGCAACCTTCAGTCGGGCTTCATCTCTAATGGCATTCGCATTAAGGGTGGAGATAAGAACTTTACTCCGGGTGAGTGGAAGGTAGCCAACAGCTCAGGGGACGACTTAAGGAAAGGATTGGTTCCTCTTCCGGTACGTGAACCAAGTCAGGTATTATTCTCACTACTCGGCATGATGATCCAATCCGGTGAACGTTTGTCTTCTGTCACGGAAATCATGACAGGTGACGTTCCCGGCCAGAACACAAAGGCTACCGTGGCTATGGCCGCTATTGAGCAGGGAATGAAGGTGTTCTCTTCTATCTATAAGAGAATCCACCGCTCTCTGTCTAAGGAGTACAAGAAGCTGTTCTTCCTGAACAGCATCTACATGGATGAGGAGCAGTACTTCACAGTGCTGGATGTCGGGCAGGAAGTAGCCGCTCAGATCAAGCTCACGGACTATGACATCAAGAGTCTGAATGTAATCCCCGCGTCTGATCCTACCATCGCTACTGAAGAGCAGAAGCTGATGAAGGTACAGGCACTCGGAGAGCTGGCTGCTGCTGGTCTGGTCAATCCACAGGAGTACGCTAAGCGGTATCTGGACGCGACAGAGCAACCAGATCCTGCTGCGCTGCTGGAGCTGCCACAGAAAGGCCCGTCTCCCGACGAGATCAAGCTTGAGTGGGAGAAGGAGCAGTTCTACGCAGATCTGGAAATTCGCAAGCAGGAACTTGATCTTGAAGCAATGAAGATACGTGCGGAGGCGATTAAGTTGATCGCAGACGCAGAGGCCGCTGAAGAAGGCACACAGATAGACATATACAAGCAGCACCTTAGCGTGCTGGACGCAGAAGATGATCTGGCTCGTAAAGAGGAGCTGCATCGACAGCAGATGGGGCAGAAAGATGCTGCATTTGCACAACAGCAACGCCAGAAAGAGCAACTGGCACAACAGAGATTGCAGCAGCAGGCTGCAACAGGGGGCGTAGATGGAAGTGGAGCAGAAGGAGGCCGAAGAGGCTAGCATCACCAAGGAAGAGTTCAAGGAGTGGTATAATAGCCCGGTTACTCAGCTTATCATGAGTAAGCTCACAGTAGAGCGAGACGGATGGATGTTCTACATGGCGAACGGCAATACCATCAAGAAGGACTCTGACTGGACTACCGACTTTATAGTAGGTCGGATTCAAGGGTTAAATGACTTCCTCCTCGTAGAGTACGAAGAGGACAAAGCTGAAAAGATAGCAAAGGAGCGTGAGAATTATGCCTACTAGCGGCGTGAAGATTCGAGGCCATAGGGTCTTACTGAAACCAGAGTTTCCTGAAGAGACTACTGATACGGGTATCGTAGTTGTAACCCAGAGCCAGCTCAAACAAGAGCAGGCAGCAACCGACACAGGACGTGTCATAGCCGTAGGTAATACTTGTTGGCATTCTTTCGACAGGTACACCCCTGACGGCAAGCGGAACCCGAGCTGGGAGCCGTGGTGCGAGGTAGGGGATCTGGTGGTCTTTGCCAAGTATGGCGGCAAGTTCATCACGGTAGATGATGAGGTCTATGTCGTCATAAACGATGAGGATATTCAGGGAGTGTTGTACGATGAGTGAAGAGAATACGGCAACAGAGCCGAGTAAGGCAGAGCTAGACGCAGCAGTGAAAGGGGCTGTTGCAGGGGATGAGCTGGGTACTGAAGGTACTGGAACAGCGATTCCCGGTGAAGCAATTCCGGGTCAGTACTCGGAAATAGAGCTAGAAGCGATTGAGCATGGATGGAATCCTGATGGAGTCGAAGGTCGCAGAACCCTCACAGCAGAGGAGTTCATGGATCGTCAGCCGTTGTACGATGATCTGAAGAAGAACAAGCGACAGCTTCGGAAGCAGCAGGAACAGATCGAAGCTCTCAAGAAGCACATGAAGGTCGTAGACGAGAACGCTCGGAAACGAGCACTCGAAGAGCTGAAGGTACAGAAGAGGGAAGCTCTGGAGAACGAAGACTACGATGGCGTGATTGCTATTGACGAGCAGATCGCAGAGACGAAGAATGCTCCCGTGATTGATGAGGCACCTACGACAGCCGCATTTGAGTCGTGGAGGGAAGAGAACGAGTGGTATGACGAAGATCCAGCGATGAAGGACTACGCTGATATGGTCGGTACTCACTACGCTCAGAAGAATCCCAACACGCCACCGGACGAGGTGTTTAACTACGTAACCAACGAGGTCAAGACACGGTTCGCAGACAAGTTTAGGAACGTAAAACGAGAACAGCCCACTCAAGTAGAGGGCGCAGCTCGCGGAAGGGTGCCTGCTAGTGGTAAGCGCCATTCCGTGAATGATCTTCCAGAAGAGCATAAGCAAATCATGCAAACCCTTGTGCGTGGTGGTACTATGACGAAGGAAGAATATCTTAAAAGTTACTTTGGCGACGAGTAGCCATAAGGAGAGATGAATATGGGTAATACAACTGTAAATTCTGAGACACGAGGTCGTTCCGCAAAGACGGAAGTACGCAAGCGTACAAAGCGCATCCCTATGAGTGGGTCACGTATGCGCATGCACATTGAGGAATCTGACAAAGATCCGAATTTCCACTATGCGTGGATTAACGATCAAAATGGCATGATTCAACGTGCAAAAGCAGCAGGCTACGAAGTCTGTTCACGAGCAGAGTTCCCCGCATGGGGAGAGGCGACGGTAGATAGCTCAGATGGTACGAGCACGGCGGTTGAGATGGATGTGGGTGCAGGTGTAACCGCGTATCTCATGAAACAGCCGATGGAGTACCATGAAGAGGATCAAACTGAACTTGCTCAGATGGCAGATGATCGTGAAGCTGATTTAAAGAAACTGCTGGATAGCGGGAACGGAACTTATGGTAAGCTCGATATTTCTCGAAATAAATAAGTCTCTCATTCTCTCCTATCCGGTTACTTAACCTATCTAGGAGATAATTATGGCTAATAGCGACAACCCCAATGGTTTTCGCCCTGTCCAGTACCTGAGTGGTGCCCCTTACACGGGCGCTCACAACAAGTACGTGGCTGGTGAGAATCTATTTCTGGGCGATTTGGTTGAGCTGACGGGCGCTGACGGTGACGGTTATCCCGTCGTTGCACGCTCCGAAGCTGGTGATGTTCATGCTGGTGTAGTTGTTGGTTGGGACGCTGTTCCTTCCGGTAACGGCTCTGCCAGTCTGGAGAACCTGTACTGCGCCTCTGGCGGAGTGGTTTACATTGCTGACCAGCCGGATCTGCTCTTTGAAGCACAGCAGGATAGCACTAACATCGTTGATGCTTCCATTGGTCTGAACGCCGAAGTTGTTGTTGCCGCAGGCAGCACGACCACTGGCAAGTCCAATATGGAAGTTGATAGCGATACTGCTGATACGACTAACACACTGTCCTTGCAGTTGGTTAGGTTTGTTGATCGTGAAGACAATGATCGCACTGCTGCGAACTCGCGTCTGATCGTGAAGATTAACCTGCATCAGCGTGCTAATGGCGCAACCGGCATCTAAGGGAGAATAATTAAATGGCTATTTCAACTGGTAGTTTTGCCAAAGCCCTATGGCCCGGTGTTAATGCGTGGTATGGGCAGGCTTACGACGAGCATAACGTGGAATACACGGATCTGTTCGATATCGAAAAGAGCCGTAAGGCTTACGAAGAGGACATGGGTACTAGCATGTTCGGGCTGGCTGCTGTCAAGCCGGAGGGCGCAAGCATCTCCTATGACAGCGCGACTCAGGGCTTCCTGACTCGTTACCAGCACGTCACCTATGGTCTGGGTTTCATCATCACTCGTGAGATGGTTGATGACGACCTGTATGACGTTATTGGTAAGAAGAGGGCGCAGGGTCTTGCGTTCTCCATGCGTCAGACCAAGGAAGTTGTATGCGCTAACGTGTACAACCGTGCTTTCAACAGTGCCTATGCTGGTGGTGATGGCAAGGAGCTTCTGGCTACGGATCACGTCAATGTGGTCGGCCCGGCTTATGCCAACGAGACGACTGCTGCGGCTCTGTCCGAGGCGTCACTTGAGGATCTGTCCATTCTGACTATGAAGGCTACGAATGATCGTGGTCTGAATATCAGCATTCATGGTCAGAGCCTGATCGTTCCCCCGGATCTGGTGTTCGAGGCTGATCGTATCCTTAACTCGCCGCTGCGAGTGGGTACTGCCAACAACGACCTGAACGCGCTCAAGAACATGGGCAAGTTCCCCGGTGGAGTCAAGGTGAATCACTACCTGACCTCTACGACTGCGTACTTCATCCGTACCAACTGCCCGGATGGCATGAAGCTGTTCGAGCGTCGGGCTGATGACTTCAGCATGGACAACGACTTCGACAGCGACAACGCCAAGTACAAGGCGACTGCTCGCTGGAGCTGTGGTTGGACTGATCCTCGTGGTCTGTACGGCAACGCTGGAGCGTAACCGGATTGCCCCCTTCGGGGGGCTTTCCTCTTAGGAGAAGATTATGGCTAAATCACTGCTAAAGGTCACGCGAGAGGGAGCAGATGCTGGTTTCGAGGTACTGGAGACTTCCGGTGCGATAACTGTCCTTGTGGACGGCACTCAGATTCTGGCGGAACAGCAGGCAGCTATTGCTGACGCGACTGACGCGGCGACTGCAATTACGCAGATCAACGCAATACTTGATGCGCTTCAGGCTCATGGCTTGATCGCAACTTAAGGAATTCTTCGCCAAGGATGGCATCATTCTAATCAGGGGGCTGATATGGAATTAGTAATCGGAGCAGGACATCGTAGTGGCCTGCGTAAATCACTCACTACAAATGGTACTCACGAGTATCAAGAGCCAGTAACACTGGATATCAATCCAGAGGTTAAGCCGGATGTAGTACACGATCTGAATATCCGGCCTCTCCCGTTCGAGGACGAGCAGTTCGATGAGATCCACGCATACGAGGTGCTGGAGCACATCGGCACACAGGGAGACTATGAAGGCTTCTTTGAGGAGTTCGCTGAGTACTCCCGTATCCTGAAGCCCGGTGGGTTGCTGGTAGGTAGTTGCCCTAGATGGGACAGCATATGGGCTTGGGGAGATCCCAGCCACACACGGGTACTGAGTTCAGCATCCTTCGTCTTTCTGGATCAGGAGCAGTACGAGAAGCAGCAGGGCAAGACTTCAATGACCGACTTCCGTAGGACTTGGAAGCACAGCTTTAGGCTGGTGTACTCGCAGATACAGGGCGAGTCTTGGTTCTTTGTGTTGGAGAAGCTATAATGCCAGATACGGAAATAGAGATTGAGCTGAAGGGCAAAAAGCTGCTCATATCTGTGCCCTCATACGACGGCAACATCCCGATAGAATGGATGTATGCCTACATGGAAACTGCTGCGGTATGTGCTGCACATGGAGTGATAGTGGGGCTAAACGCCCGCGTAGGATCTTCCCTGATCCCAAAGTGCCGGGATGAGATTATCCACCAGTTCCTGTTTGACGAGGCACAGCAGCCATTCGACTACGTTCTCTGCATTGACGCAGATGTGGTCTGGAAGGCAGAGCAGATACCTCAGATGCTGGCAGCAGCTATAGCGAATAAGGGAGATACGATCTACGGGACGTATCCTGTGAAGATAGATGATCCCCTGTTCCATATAGAGTTCACCAAGACGACTGACGGTAAGCCCGTCATTAACGGAGATCTGTTCAGAGTGAACTCGGGAGCCGCAGGCTTCATGCTTCTGTCCCGCTCTACGCTGGAGCATATGTACGCGAAGTACGACGATCTGTACTACGAAGCTAAGGCTGGCTCAGACTTCAATACCGATAAGCCGGTCTGTGCGATGTTCACGCCCGGTATCATTAGGAATAGGTATAGGGGAGAAGATATCATGTTCTCCATACGCCTCAACTACGCTGGACTTAAGATGTGGCTAGACCCAAGGCTTGAGTTAGCCCACATTGGAAAGAAACGATACGACCACAGTTTCAAGAGCTATCTGGATAACGTGGTCTTCAAAGCTGACTAACGGAGATAATTAAATGAATGTAACTGCAACTGCATCAGCCAAGAGCTTTGGGGCTGTCACGGTTAGTGACTCCACAGAGCTGCTCTTTAACGCTGTCTACGTGGGCACTGCTGGCGATGTTGCCATCTCCCCTACGAAAGACGGGACTGGAGACGCCGTAACCTTTACTGGTGTGCCAGCCGGATCTATCCTGCCAGTCGCAGGTAAGCGAGTCATGAGCACAAACACTACTGCTGACAATATGGTATGGCTGCTCTGGTAAGCTGATATGATTACTCTTACAGGAATTGGCGCTGGCCCACCTTGGTTGGGTCTTCCTAATCTCACCTTAAATGGTAGTGCGGGAACTCCCGGTTATGAAGATATTATCGTAACAGATCCCGACCTTGACGTATACATCCCCGATCTAGGTGGTGATACTGATCCTCCTCCCAAGAAAGGTAATGGGAATAGTGGGGGCGGTAACTTCAACAGGAAGGGCAGCGTAAAGACCGGCATCGAGTCCGGTATGTTTGCGTGCGGCAATCCCAAGAGAAACAAATCTATCCTCCTCACGCAGAACGGCGGTGAGGGCGTTATCAGTGATGCGACTCCTACAGCTCCTACGGGAGATTTCTCGTTTGAGTTTTGGTCAACTGATTGCCTAGTCCCTTCTGGGGGCTGTGTGGCGTTTGGCATGGCTAAAGAGAATGTAGGCCCAGCCTCCGAGGATATCTGGTGTGCGCTAGTCATTGACTCTTTAGAGTTCCCACGTCTACAGTTTATTGATGCCACTGACACCTTCCGAGACGCGGGATGTGCGGCAGGTAAGATTGTCGCTGACAATAGTGACAACAACAGAGTTGTTCATGTAGTAGTAACCTATACCAAGTCCACGGGTGATGTGGAGTGGTATATTAATGGTGTTCATCAGGAAACAGACAACCTTGGTACTGCTGGCGTTAAGGCCATTACAACTGAGGATGTGAGGTACTGCATCGGTGATGTGCCCTCTGCTGCTGACTCTGACGTAGCATCAGGCTCTTGGGGTGGTACTCATGTACGTATCCATGACACTGCCTACTACACCCGTGCGCTTACACGCAGGGAAGCGATGTACCATTATAACCTTGGTATGACGCCTTGCACTGACATGCACCCGTTCAACTACCTCGCCAGCGTGCGTCATCCAGCTACCCTTTGGCTTCCCTTTGATGGCGATGCTACTTCAAGTGATGGCTTGGCTCCTGCTACAGAAACCAGCACGGCATATGTTACTGGTGGTTTGGGAGGACAGCTTGGCTACACCCAGCAAGCGGTTAGCTTCAATGGAAGCACCTCTGCTCAGGTAATCTATGACGGTACTGAGTTACCGGCTGCGGTCGCTAACGACTGGTGGAAGAGTGGTGGAACAACTAATCCGCGTACTTTGATCTGGCTGAATAACACGCCGACTACTCCGACTTCTGGAACAGAGAGGCTCTTTGGTACGTCTGAGAGTGCTATCAACAACGGCTGGGATGTGTATTCCACTTCTGCTAACCCATACAACATAACGCTGAAGTTGCGAAATGCTGGCACTGAGGAAGGCTTCTCTGGTGGTAATAACAGTGTTTACAACAACTGGCACATGTGGGCATACAGCTACTATGAGCAACGTGCTGTAGCTGGCATGTATGCTAAGGACGGCTCATGGGAAGGCGGTGTAGTAACCAATGGTGGTAGCTCAGTGTCTATTGTAGACTCTGACTTTTGGGTAGGCTGGCTATCGGGAGCTACTGGTACAGGATATAGAGGCTACATACAGCACTTGCTGTTCATCGATGATGATCTGGAGTGGTGTGAGCGTCTTGACTTCTGGCAGGCTTTCCTCTATAACAAATCACCCTTCGACCATATCATGCTGAATGGTGAGCCACCAGAACACCTGTATCTGGGTCATAACTATCTCTCGTCTTCCTCTAACATTACATGTATCATCCAGAGAGCGCATGACGGCACTGGTGGTAACTGCACGAAGAGTGGTACTATCAATAGTGGGAATACCTTCTTCTTGGATAACCACTACTGCTTCGCTCCTACGGCTACGTCTTACTTCTACAAGAGTTCTGCGTATGCAAACTCGATAGATGGGACTAGCTTCTCTGCTCACTGCTGGGTGAAGACGGGCACTGCTGCTGATGGTGATGCCATCATGAGTACGTGGACTGCTACAGGCTCACAGCAGATATTCAAGGTAGAGATAGTTGATGACGGTGGACTGAAGTGGAGGCTGACATACGATACTAATCCCGGCCCCACGCAGACGTTCACGTCTACCACAGCCGTTGCAGACAATACCCTGTATGACATCTGGGTAACGTATGATGCTACAGACGGTTGGGCATTCTATGTCAACGGAGCGGTTGTCGGAACTGATGCCACTACTGGCAGGAAGACTGGCTCTACCGCTGTATACTGGAACTACGCTAACGGAAGTACTTCTTCTGCTCACGAGTACCAGAGATGTAGTGTGCACAACGCTGCTGCGTCTGCGGAAGTCATTGAAGAGTACTACTCAACCGCAGGGAGTTCGATAGCATAATGCCTAAGAGAACTGTCAACCAGAACACGTACAAGCACGGCGACTACAACGCCATCTGTGATGTATGTGGCTTCAAGTTCAAAGCCTGTGACCTCCGTGAGCAATGGGATGGGGATAAGAAGCTGATGGTCTGTGAGGATGATTGGGAACCCCGTCATCCCGCAGAGTTCTTCAAGCCTCCGAAGGAAGACATAAGTGTTCCGTGGAATCGGTTCGATACCGCCGAAAGTGGTGGTACTGACATCAACGGGGATTCGTTCCCCGGTACTCCTGCTGCTGGTGTGCAGGACATAGGTGAAGACATGGACTCCGACGACGATGGTGTGCCGGATCTTGGAACCTTCACTACCAACAACACTACTTTTGACTAGGACTAATACATGGCGACTTCTGGTACATACAATTACCTAGCGACCGCTGGCGTTATCGTCACCGAGGCGCTTCGGAAGATTGGTGTAATCGAGGAAGGCACCTCTGCCAGTACGGCACAGATTGAGGATGCCATGCCAGCTCTGGAGATGTTCCTCAAGTCCCTTGGCAACAAGGGGCTTATGGTATGGAAGGTGCAGAAGGCCAGCATCACTCTAGTAGCTAGCACCAACGCATACACCTATGATGTGAACTACCGATTCACCGAGATTACGGACATCCAGTTCAGGGACAGCAATGGCTACGATACCCCGATGATTGAACTCAGCCGGGAGGAGTATAGCCGCCAGAACAACAAGAGTCTGGAAGGACAGCCTACTCAGTACTGGTGGGACAAGGCTGCTATCCCCGGAGACGACAGGGTATACGTATGGCCTGCCCCTGATAGCTCAAATGCTGGTAACAGTCAGGCTCTGATTGTAACCGGCATACTACCAATAGAGGATGCTGACGATTCTACACCGGATGGCACTTACGATATTGACCTCCCTTCCGAATGGTATGAGGCAGTGGCGTATGGCCTCGCAGTACGTCTCGCCCCTCATCATGGCCTTCCGATCACTGATAGGCGGGAGCTGAGAGAGGAGTACAAAGAGATTCTGGAGGATACCCTGAACTTCGATAGGGAGACTGCCTCTGTATACTTCAGACCTGACAGGAGAGTCGAGTAATGGCGAGTGGGCGTGGTCGTGAAGACGTAAGACTACCCGTCCTGACGGACATGCACATCAACCTATTCTCGGTTGGTGAGGTGTCCAATATGGGATCATACATCCTGAACGGAGTGGTCGGGAAGTATGGCAATGGGGAGTACTTCGTCCAGCAGCGTCCTAGTTTCCAGATCTTCAACAAGCCTTCTGACGCCAGTGTGACGGATGTGTTCGGGCGTGGTTTATATTATCACGCACTAGCCGACAATTTGTATATTATAAACGACACACGGATGTACTACGACACGTACACCAATCTGATGACGCTGGCAACGACAGCTACTCACAGTGCGGATACTTCCGACGCAACGTGGTTCACGTCAGGCACCCAGCGTATCTATCCTATCCGTCTCGGGGATGACGTATTCTTCCTCAATCCTGAGAGCAACGAGGGTAAGTATGTCAGGTCAGCGACTAGCTACACTGTCCTGTATAACATGGCAACCGGCGCAGGTGAGCACACCAGCGACGACTTCACTGCATTCCCTCCGAACAACAGCAAGACGCTGGCCCACGGGGGAGCCACTCTTGACCAGACCATGTACGTACTCGCTACCGACGGCACTGTCTGGGGTAGTGCTCTGGGCGACGGCAAGGACTGGTCTGATGCCTTGAACGTGCTCACAGCCGAGAAGGAGGAGGACGATGGCGTCTATCTGGCGAAGCATCACGACAATATCGTTGTACTCGGTCGTCGTACTATCGAGTTTTTCTATAACGTTGCTAACGCTACTGGCTCTCCACTCGGTATACGTCAGGATATATCCTACAATGTGGGCTGTGCTGACCCTCTCAGCGTTTGGCAGCATGGCGACGACTTATACTTTCTGGGCATTGACCACTCGGGTCAGATCCAGCCATACCGACTGAGGAACTGGCAGCTTGAGCCTATAGGCGATGGCTCTATCGCGTCTTTCATGACGGTATCCAAGTCGCAGGATAGTCTCTCGGTGATAGGCTCTGGCATGGCTGCTGGTGGCGAAGCCTTCTACGTCCTGTCCACCTACTTCCTCAACGATGACGGTGATCCACAGGTTATTGTCAGCTACGTGTACAACACGAATAGCCAGATCTGGACGGAGTGGCAGTTCTCTGAGGCCACGATGGACAGCTTCCCTCTGGTGCAGTACACCATGACGGATGACGACAGGATTGGCGAGGGTATGATGCTCAATGGGCAACTGGTGTTTGCCGTTGACAACTTCACCCCTGCTGACGGTGTAACCGTGCCGGGTACAGATGCCTACGTTAGCTCTGGCTACGTGGCTACTGACTACGTGGTGGAAAGCTCTGGTAGCTCCTCTTACGAGGCTATCAAGTTCCTCGTCAGGATGGATAATTGGGATGGCGGCAATCGGAATAACAAGTTCTGTCACCAGATACGAGCAGTGTGTGACGAGACGGCTAACTCACAGAATCTGACTGTACGCTGGAATGATGGAGAGTCCTTTGGTAATGCACCGGACTTCACTGGAACTCGCACTATTGATCTCCAGAGCAACAACAACAAGCTCACTCGCTGCGGGAAGTTCAAGTCTCGTAGTTTCGAGCTGGAGTATCAGGGTAGTGAGCAGATCCGCGTGAAGGGATTGGATCTGGTGCTGACTGGAGGTGTAATCTAATGCCGCGTAACTTCGTCAACCCTGCTCCGACTACAGCGAACAACGACCAGTTCACTTGGATCTGGCGTAAGTGGCTGGCTGAGGTTAGTGCCTACTTGACTAGCGGTAGGATGGAGCCTATTGATGGGACTACTAAGACTGCAACCTTCACTATCACAGACGCATACAAGAACACAGCTAACATAGTCTGTGACACGACTGGAGGCGCTTTCACTGTATACCTCAATGCGTCTCCGACTCAGGGCAGGGTCTATACAGTTATTCTGGAGGCGCACACAGGTACGCTGACAATCAACGGCAACGGCAACAACATCAACGGAGCAGCAACTACAACGCTGACTGCGGTAGGGGCGGTAACTCTGATCTTTAACGGGACACAATGGAACATTAAATCATGACGGCTATTATTACACGTACAGACGCACTGTCTACCGACAACGGGTCTAGTTCCGTCAAAGGCGCTACGCTCACTCACACTGAGCTGGACAGGAACTTCTACCCCATCAAGCTTACTACTGACGGCACCATCGAGGCTGGTAAGGCTATCATTGTAGACAGCAACAAGGACTTCACTGGTGCCCGACACGGCACCTTCACTGGCACTGTGCAGGCAGAGCATCTCTACACCACTGACGATCTGGTGGTAGGAGATGACGCCACTATTAGTGGTAATCTGACTGTGACAGGCACCCTTACAAACGATTCTATCCCCTCTGGAGACTTCTTCGGGGGTAAGATTACGAGTGGTGGTAGTACGGCCTACGACTTTGGCCCTGCCTTCAGTTCGACTCGTCTTTCGACAGGACTGTACCGAATCACTCCGGGTACTTCCGTCAGTAATTCTAACAAGTGGATCGTGACGGTTACTCCCGAGTATGGCTCGGATATCGTGTGCTGGGTAGAGACGGTAGCTACGACCTACTTTAATATCCGAACTGTGAGTAGGGGTAGTGGTAACAACACGAACGTAGACTTTTCATTCATGTGTGTGGTAGGTGCCTAATGACTAACAAAGAACTCAGGAAGATAATCAGTGCTCACTTCGAGGGCCGTGCTGTAGAGAGGATGGTTTGGACTCTGGAGCAGGTCACTCACTCGTGGATCGAGCTGTGCAAAGAACCTGCTCTTAGGAGCGGTTTAGGCGAAGAGTGGGCTGATCGCACTAAATACA